TTTTTCCGAATATTCGGTAACAATTGGCCCGACTTCTTCTTTCTTGACGAATGGGCCGCTTCTTGTGGGCATCAAGTCAACGCCCGAATTCACTTCGATTGCAAGGCGAATTTGGGCTTGCTTCAGAATTGCCGGAATCGCCGTCGCTTCCAACGGTACGCCGTCGATATACACGCCTTCGCGCGGAAACTGCAACCATTGTTCGGCGGATACCTTCGAACCTTGATACCGGGCGCGTTGCGCTTCCAAGTAATCAACCGACGTAATCAGCAAAGCCGAAAGCGCCGTATCGTCGGCGGGAAGCGTTTTACCGCGTGCCGTAGCATACGCGCGGGCTTCGGCAAGCGAAGCGTAAGAATTCGCCCCCGCTACAATTGAACCATCTTCAATTATGATACTCATTGCCGAAACCCCTTGCTTATGCGGTTACAGTGATTACCGAAGTTGCCGTAATCGTTTTGCCGCTTGTGTAAGTATGCGTCGCCGTAATTGTCGTACTTCCAGCGGCAACGCCAGTAATAAGACCGCCCGCCGATACCGTCGCTTTTGCCGCGTCGGAACTTGCGTAAGTCGTCGTAACCGCCGTAACGTCAGCCAGCGTAAGCGCCGAAACGTCGTTGCCTGTTGCCTTCAACGCTTGAAGCTGTTTCGTTGCCGAAACGGCGAAAGAATGCGTTGCCGGAAGCAAAGCGAACTTGACCGGGCGCGCCGCGTTGGCTTCGCCGTAATTGGTTTTTGCGTTGTAAGCCGTCGGAATCGTACCGGCGACGAAATCGCAAGCTTCAAGATTCGGCGTGTATGTCGAATTGTGCAAGGCTGAACGAACCCCGACGGAATAACCCGGCGTTGTAAGCGCGTTCAAAGCGTCGATTTGCGCTTGTTCGGCGACGGTCGGAACCGTACCCGCAATGAAGAACAAAAGTTTCTTGGTCACGTCGATTACTCCTTATTGACCCGTCGGGCCGTTGGGTTGCCATGCGACGGCGGGTTTTGCCGCTGGCTTGGGGGTAGCCGGGGCCGTGGCTGGCTTTGCGGGCGTCGGGGCGGGGGTTGCCTTGGGTTGCGCGGCTTCGTCGCCTTGGGGCTTCAGCAAACGCGCTTTGCGTTCGGTTTCAAAGTCGGCAATCGCATCTTCGGCGGTCGGGTATGCGTCGGCGTAACGTTGCGGCACAAGACCGGCGACGCCTTCGCACTTTTCAAGCGAACCTTCGTTTGAAATCATCGCCGCATTACGAAACGCAACGTTCGGCCCCAATTGTTCAGCGGCTTCAAAGTCGTCTTGCGTCGGCATTGAAGCTGCAACGAAGAACAGAATTCGCGGATATTTACGCATTTTTGATATTCCTTCAGAATTAAACGCAACTTGCGAAACAGGGGCCGAAGCCCCCGTTTTTGTCGTCGCTTAGTTTGTTTCGACAATCACGCCCGCAATGTCTTTGTTCGACGTTGCGTATTTGTCCCAATTGGTCGCCGTAGAAAGCGCCGCATCGTTAGGCGATTTGCCGCCGTTGGTTTTGTCCCAACTGAAACCCTTGATGCCCAATTCATACGACCATTCGGCTTGATAAGTCCGAGCAATGTTTTCGTCGCCGTTCTTGGTTTCGTAGTTATCCGTAAAGTCGTTGTTTTGGTCGATACGGATTGCTTCAGGCACCAAGCCCAAATTGTGATACACGGCGGGCGAACCCGCAGTAATCAAACCGGGGCTATCGCTAACGATGAACACGCGCCCGAACGGGTCGGCGGTAACGTTGACGGTTCCATACGAAAACAGGTTTGCCGCGTTCGTAATGTTGTTGCCGTAATAGTCGTGCATTGGCGTACTGTGAACAATCCAAGCCGCGATTTCGGAAGAACGGTCGCCGAACTTCGCCGCGCCTTTGTTCAGGTGCAACGGGGTCAACGTGTCGGGGGTTGCGCCGGTCGCGTCGTAAATGATTGCGGAAACGCCCGACAGTGCGGAATAGGCGGAAGTAATGCCCACATTCAGCATATCCGCCAGCATATCGCGTGCCAGTTGTTGACCCATTGCAGCGCCCGCAACTTCGGGGTTTTGCTGAATCCATTTGAATTGGCCGGGGTCAAGTTCAACGGGTGGCGTACCGCCCGCAATTTTAACCATCGTATCAACCAAATGCGCAAGCTTCTTCGACGCAACAGCGCCGGAACCGTAAGCATTACGACGGCGAACCAAGCCCGAAATCTTCGCGTAAAACGCGCGTTCGGCGTAGTCGCCTTGATGTGCGGCGGCGGCAAGAACAATCGTATTGCGCGAAGCGGCGTTGAAAAGGTCGATTTGTTGCGCTACGGTTTCCGTCATAGCGTCGTAAGCGTATTCGCTGAATACGGCAAGGTCTGAAAGTGCCACGGTTGTTACTCCTTGTTGGCTTCGCGGTTCGCTTTGATTTGTTCCGCAAGGGCGCGGGGGTTCATCGTAGCAAGGTTCGCGGGTTTGTTGGAATCGTCGTTTTGCGTGGCACCGCCGTTACGCTTTGCAAAGCCGTCTTTTGCGGCACCGCCGCCCGAAGCTTTACTTCCGACAATGATACTTGAAAATTCTTTGTTTGCAACAAATTCTTGTGACAACTGTTCAAGCGTCAACGTTGAAGGCTTGCCCGCAGCATCAAGAATGCGCAAAGTTGGTTCGTCGCCTTCGAAGTCAACGGCCAAACGTTCGCGAATCGCTTTCGCCATTAAGCCGGGTACGGTCGAAATTTTGGCGGCGATTTGGTGCGCTGTACCGTCAAGAAGTGTTTTCGTTGTATGCGCTGTAAGCTTGCTGATTTTGCCGGTTGATTCGGCGGTTGCGTCATCAAGCTTCTTTTGCCATGCTTTTTCAAGCGTCGCAATGTCGCCTTTCTTGCGGGCGTCGTCGTTGCCCAAAGCGTCAAGCTGTTCTTGCGCGTCGCGCAACTTGGCTTCAGCATCGCGGCGCAATTGGGCTTCACGGTCTTTCGCGCGCTTCAAAGCGCCCGTATCTTCGTCGCCGGTTACGTCAAGCCGGAAGCCGTCGCCGTCTTCAATGTATTCAGCTTTGAAAGCTTCGGGAAGCTTCGCGAATTCTTCTTTAGTAAGTTTCTTCTTCATTGCCATTTCAAGGACTCCTTGGGGTAATGTTGAACACTGTTCAACGGGTTAAAATTTGGTTAAGTTTGGAAACAAACCCTTCGACGGTAAGCGGGTTCACTTCGTCGAATTGCGGCATATCTTTTGCTTTGATTTTGCCGCTTCGAAGGTCGCTTGCCTTTTGCGCGCCCATTATATCATCTTGAACGCCGGAAGGTTGCGAATTCATCCAAGCATGATAAGACGAAGGCGGCGTTGAATTATCGCCAGAAACAACCGGCACAGTTTTAGAACGGCATCGTATATGCGCCGGGGGCAACGGGCCTTCCCCATATCTAAAAATTCGACCGTTCCGGCCTTTGCAAATTTCCGTCGTTGCGTTGTCGATTACGGAAACCCAACGATAACGACCGAAGAAGATTGAAGCAATCCCGGCTTGCGTTACCGAAGTTACATGCTGAATTGCGGTTGCAGTTACGGCCCCGGCTTGGCTGTTGATTCGACTAAACGAACCGTCGCGAAAGTTCTTCGCTTTTGTGCCGACGATTTCAGCAAGAACCGCTTCAACGCTTGAACGGTTCGCGTAACCCTTGCGAACGATGTTTTCAACCGACGTTGACGCCGAAGCCGCAAACCCCGCAATGAACGGCAACAACAAAACGCCGTTTGCCGGTATCGGCGCATTTGTAATCGAACTCCAAAGCTTCGAACTGTCGCCCCCATTGTGGGCACTTTTAAACCATATCAACGGGTAAAGGTTCGAACCTTCGTTGTTGTCGTAAGCGTCTTCTAATGCGGCGTCGGCTTCGTCTTCGTCAACCGGCGTTTCGTCTTCGCCTTCGGGCTTTTGAATCGTTGCAAAAATGACCTTTGAAACGCGAATGTCGGCGCGCATGAATTCTTGAAGCTGTTCAATTAGCTTTGTCGTATATGCGTTGTAAACGCGGCCTTGCACGTCGCGAAGGTCGATAAGAAAAGAACGCAACGCCGCTTTCGTCAAGCCGTCAAGCGTTTGAAAACGAAGACGCGCGAACAACGTATTGAATTCAACTTGAAGTTCGCGCAATACATTATTGAATTCGCGGGCGTGTTGCGCTTTAACGCCTTCAACGTAAATTTGATGCCGCGTTAATACGTCAAACAATCGAACATTGTTATACATTCTTATTTTCCTTTCAATCGAAATACGGCATTTTTCGGTTTGTTCCGTTTATGCTTACGGTCAAATAACCGACCGGCAAAGCTGGCAACGCGGTTGCAGTTCCAGCGGTTGCGCTTGTCCCGACCGTTTGACTTGTCAAAGCCAAAGGCGAAGCAATGTTTACTTTTGCGTCAAGTGCCGTTTGTTGGGCTGTTGAAACCGGCTTGTTCGCGTCGCTTGTATTGTCGGCGTTCGACAAACCAACGTCGTTTTTTGTCGTTCCGTGCGGGTTGCCCGTTGCTTGCGAATGGTCATAAGCCGTTTTGCCCCGGTCGCCGCGATAAGCGGTTGCCGACGTTTCGCCCAACGCAAGCGACGAAGAAACTTCAACGTAAGCGGAACCCGACCAACGATAAGTTTTGTTCGTATCAAGCGTTACGTAAATCTTGCCACTTTCGCCAGTGCCGGGAAAAGCCGCAAAGTTTGCATATTCTAAAACGTCGTCAACATACGACGGCAATTGCGACGAAGGTACTTTGCCATCAACAAGCGAAGCAAACGACGCGGTAAAAGCCGACGAAATCGCGGCGGATAACGTGCCGAATGAAACGCGCATAACGTTGCCGGTCGCACTGTCGCGAATCAACAGCATATCGCCGGAAGTTACGTTAATTGTCGCGATTTCGGCGCTATCGGTAAAACGCTTTTCTAATGCAATGTCAAATGCCGCCATGATTCGCCCCGGTTGCCCACATTAAGCGGGCGGGTTGTTTTGATTGCCGTTGCCTTGGTCAAGGTTCGGGGCGCTTGCCAGTTCTTCCGCAATGGCCGTTTTCGCGGCGGCGTCGTCAAGCGTTGCAATGCCAGCCCGGCGCATGTTGTTACGCATTTCTTCGAAAGCGATTGCCCCGGCTTGCCATTCGGCGACAAGTTGCGCCCGTTCTTGCGGCGTCATTTTCGACAAGTCGAAATCTGTATGCAAATCGAATTGAATTCCGGTTTCAGGTACGCCGACAAACTTTGCGCACCAAGTTAACGCCCATTTGAAAACGGCGCTTACGTTCTTTGCCGCTGAAGCAAGCGTTGAAGTTTCGGAAGCGTTTTCAATGTCGGCTTCGGTTGCTGTACGCTGAACCGTCGATTGTTCGACAAGCTTTGCGCCTAATGC